AATCGCATCAAGATGTCCAGAGAAACAACGATTAACGATGTATGGAGGAAATTCTTTTTCAAGTGATGGATCTTCGTCAATCAGATTCTCTTTAGTCTGATTGATGCTGTTCAACCAATCCTTCAATTCCATAATTAAAAAGTAAAAGTTCTTTGCGTTCTTTTTGTTCTCTCATGTACTCCCCAACGGAGCGCATGGTGTAAGTCAGATCAAACTCACCTGTTTGATAGTCTTTAAATCTTTCACGGACAAGTTGAGACGAATTATAAGATATGAGTTGAGGACCAACAAATCTATCGCAGATAGTAGCAAAGGTATCGTGGTCAAATGACTTGTGCATATCACCTTTCTTCCCATAAAGATTAGACCCAATTTCATAAGGAGGATCAAGATATGTGAAAGTATTTTTCTCGTCAGTAAGCAATTGCTGATAACGATGATTTGTAATCTTCCAATCTTTGATTATTTCTGAGTATCCAAGGAGTTTATCAATGCCTCGCATTGAGAAATTATTTTCTGATGCTTGCTTTGAGAATGATGAGGATTCAGTGAGACCAGAAAAAGAGCACTTGTTGACAATATAAAAAGCGACAGCACGATCCGTATTTGATATAGATCCATCGTTTACCTTCTCCTTTGCATCAAGAAATAGAATCTTTGCGGACACTGGTTCAGGATGACGATACTTTAACTGAACAAGTCGGTCTCGTAATGTCCGACCATTGTCTCTCAGTTCACACCAGAAGTTATAGAGAGGTTCATACAGATCGTTGACCCAGATATCCAAGTGTGGATACTTCTTGGTGATATGAATTGCTACACTACCACCACCAAGAAATGGTTCACGATATTCCTTGTATCCGTCAAGATTAGGAATATATTGATCAAGTTTAGTACAAGCACGGGATTTACCGCCTGGGTACCTCAATGGTGTTTTCAGGGATTTCATAATCTTTAGGATGATACTTCAAAAATTCCCAGAAGGTGAGTTTCATTTCCTTCTCGGTCATACCACAATGCTTTGCGGCGGCAGGTAGAGTCATTTTAGCACGAAACAGTGCTTCATTTGCTTCCTGAACATTCTCAGGAGTGGTCTTCGCTCTTGGTTCTACCAATTTACTTTTATCAATTTTGAGAAGACTCATAGCATATCTCCGTAGGGAGTACCATCTTTATGAAGAAGAACTCCATCAACTTTATACAGTAGTTCTCGCATATCACCATGGAGAATGCGATATCCAGTTCCCACATACAACTGACCTGCTACAACAGCGATAGTAGCAATACCCCAGAAGATGTAATAGAACCTAGACTTTACTTGTGCCCGTATTTTTTGTTTCATACGATTAGTTTTTTAGGGGACGGTGTAACTAACTTACTGCCAAACATTTCATTGTATTTTTGAGCAACATCGTCTTGAACTGCTGCGATGTAAACAACGAAAGTCTTCTTCACAGTAATCTCTGGTTCATCTTTACTGATAACAGTTGCCCAAGGAGCAAAACCTACACCCTGTGCACTAGGAAGAACTACGAGACCATTTTGGACGGTGATGCTATCATCAGTTTCAGAAAGAACTTCTGCGATGATTTCTTCACCAGTACTAATACGAATCAGTTTTACATCAATCATTTGAATTCACACTCCACCATAATTTCGGTTAGACAAGCAAGCATATTTATTTCTTGATCCGCAACGAAGGCAGCCTGATACTGATACTTAGCAATAATGAGCACAGCAGCAGGAATGCTAGCGTTTGTAAGGGATGCATAACAAGCATCGTAAATACGCCTAAGAAGTACAGTAGTATCATTGTCCAGATTAGATACGATCCACTTACGTACTTCAGCGAAATTCTTTTCCTTAAGGTTTTTAACAAGTTCATTTACAGCAACATCAGAGAACGTGGCAAGAATGCCAGAGTCAATCTTTCCACTAACTGAATATCGCTGAATTTCATTAAGAACACGACGCCAGTCAGGAAAATGTTTGTTAACAAGTTCTACCAGGACCTTGTTATCATATTCAACACCTTCTGTATCCAAGATTTCTTGGAGACGTTTGAAGAACTGGGCGGCAATGGTTTGTCGGTCTTTTCCTTTGATTCCAAACTCAACGACGGCACATCGCGAGTGCAAGGGTTCAAGGATTTTATTCTTGTAGTTACATGTGAAAATGAACCGACAGTTACCAGCAAATTCCTCAATAAACGCCCGTAGAAGGAGTTGTACGTCGTTGGACGTATTGTCTGCCTCATCAATGATAATGACCTTGTGCTTAGCAGTTGCTGTAAGCGAAACGGTCGAAGCGAAGTTTTTCGCATTGTTTCGGACAGTATCAAGGAATCTACCTTCGTCGGATCCATTGATGACATAAACGTCTGCTCCAAGTTCATTACACAGTGCCTTTGCTACTGTGGTCTTACCAATACCTGGCGGACCAGCGAGTAGCATATTAGGGATTTCACCTTTATCTAGGAAGTCTTGGAAGGTCTTCTTAGTTGATTCAGGGAGGATACACTCTTCAATAGTCTTAGGTCGATATTTTTCAACCCAAATAAAGTCACTCATAATACAAGTTTACTAACACTAATGGATAGTAGGAATGTCAACATTATAACAAGATCCCACGCTTTTGTTCTAACAAAATATGGAATCGTAATCAGATCTGCAATAAAATGCAGTGCAACTCCCCAGAAGGAGCTGATATGAAGGATAACGAAGTAGGCAACAATGACTCCAATGCTGCCTGCAATTCGCATCCTAACTAATAGTTCATCCAAAGGTCGAATCGGGTTCCAAAGCAATATAATAGGTCAGATTGTACTTGGTGTTTGTAAACTGAGACAAAAGTTTAGAAGAGACAACTACATCGTAAGCACCAGGAATAATCTTGATGTTTTCTACTTTGAAGTTGAAAGTAAACTCAAGGTCAGTTTCACCAACAACAATAGCATATTCGTTAGAAGTATCATTCTTCTTATCACGAACAACCAGTTTGATAACACCTGCTTCACCAACGGCAGAGAAATCAGGAAGTTGATAAACTTGTGCTGCTTTGATCAGTTTCTCCAGAGAGGAACTATCAAGTTGAAAGCAAACGTCTTGAGTGGGAAGGGTGATTTCTTTCTCTGGAGGAGAAACAATCACAGCAGGGTCAGCATAGAAATACTTGACGCGGCGCTTACCTTCTTTGATGCTGAGATAAGAATCCTGTTGAAAATCAAGATCAGGATCCTGGTGAAGACTAAGACCATTCAGAAACTGATTGAGGTCATAGATAGCAAAGTCGCGAGGAAAGTCTTCTTTAATATCTGCTTCAGCAAGAATATTCTTAGCAACAGAGATAGTGCGAAGACGATTACCCTCTTTCACTAGAATCGAATTGTTGATACCAGCAAAGTTCTTAAGAACAGTGAGAGTGTTGTCGGACAGTTTCATAGTATTGGGATTCAATTTCATCACTGGTTGTAGGTTTCGCGCTGAGCGTTTTTGTCATTGAAGTGCATGAGGAGAACTGCATAGTGCAGGATCTTCATGATATCACGGCGGGCAGTGCCTTTCTTGTCGTAACGAGAGGCATACTTGAGGATGTTACTGCGGCAGAAGGATTCACCGTCACCACATGCTTCAATCAAATCAAGCGTTTGTACTTTATCATCACCAGCAGAATAATGCTGATTGTATGTTGCAGAAATATAATCGGTCAGTTCTTTGAGAATTCGTTCTTCACTATACTTAAATCGATTAGGATTGTTACTAGCAGTAGTCATATCAAGGTTAAAAGAAATGTGATCTTCACCCACACCCATAAAACTATCATATGGAACAGGTTGTGCGGCAAAGGGTCCAGGGTCACCAAAATCAATTCCATCATACCCAGTGCTAGTGAATGTGATGGTATCAGGAGAGGCAGCACCTGGGAGATGAGTTCCCAGATTCAACATATCTGAGTAATTGTCTTCTCCAAGAGATTCAGTCATTTTCATTTCATCGTAAAGGAAACTCCAAGCATTTACCATTATATCAGGCAACCTCCTCACCGTCAACGGGCATCTCGAAATCAGCATCAACTTTGTCGTAGAGTTCCAGGAATGCCTGCTTAGTTTCATCATCGAAACGATTCACGCAAACTTGGATTGCTTTTGCCTTATCACCAAAGATGTTGTATGCCTTGATGATGTGAACCAGGCGGCGAGTG